TTCAGTATTCCATCCAGCGGAGGGCAAAGTGCTTGCAGTTGGAAGGTCTAAGTTACCCACCAAGTTGCTCAATTGCTGAACGCCCAACCCGCGCAATACGGTTTTAGGAAGCAATACATCGATGATTGAACCTACAGAAGTTTGGATATTTACTCCACCTTCAGAGCCTGAGCTTCCACCTGTTGCAGTCATGTCACGCTTGAAAACCTCGGAAGGAATTTTAATGGAATGAGCAGAAACAGAAACTCCGCTGCGCTGATATTCTTCAGCAGCAATTGCGTTAAACTCGCCTTCGATACCATCGCGACGGCCGCTAATAGCCATCTCCATAGCACGCTTGAAGCTATACTGCTCCTTCATTTTTGACTTTTCCTTTTCCTCGCTGCGGCTTGCGCTGTTTCCAGCAGCCTGAGCGGCAAGGGTTTGCAATTTTTCTAACTTCTCAACCTCGGAAGCGATAGCCGATAAACGGGCTTCGATTTCAGATAATCTGGAAGTTTCTTTTTCAGACATGCTGCGCGCTTCACGCTCGATAACATTCTGCAAGCCAGCCAACTCGTCTAACAAGCTGCCGCGCTCTTCTTTTAAAGCTTTGATATTTTTCATGTTTTAGTAATTTTTATAACGGATTGCAATCAATTTAATAATATCAGCGCTCGCCTTAGATTGCTCGGCGTCGCTTATCTCTCTTTCCTCGTCGCGCATTTTCAAAATACTGCGCGCATCGGCTTCGGTATCCTCATACGCTGGATATGTCACAGGGCTAACGTCGTATAAATCCTCAATAACGTTAACCACGCGCTTACCCATATTACCGTACTTTTCGGATTCTGTCCACATCTGCTCGCGAATTGTAAACGCAAAACTCGATTGCGTAATATCTCCGCGCATAATGGATCGCACAACGCTTACGTGCGTAGGGTTTTCGTAATCAGGCACCCAAGTGTATTCCAAATTGCCCTGAGCGTTTACAAATACTTTGCACGTGTTTGCCTTGGTGCGGCCTAATATTAATTCGCTCTCATGATTGAATAAGCAGCGAATGTCGTAATCTTTCCCAAGCGCGTAATCAAACGCCCCTGGTGCGATTACTTCCTCAAAATATCCTAAATCCGTCACGCTATTAACAACCGCAGCAATGCCGCCCAATTCCTTGGGCATTGCATCGCCTTCGGCTCTATATTCAATCGTCCCGGTTATCGTTCTTTTTTCAATCATGCCTGTGTATTATTATTGTCCCCCGTTGGGTTATTGTTGTTTAATGCCTTGTTTGTTAGATTAATTATCTTAGCCTCCATGTATTCGTCCATTCTGTCCGCTGGTATTAAATTTGATTCAACCATATACCCAGCGCCATCAGTGTAGCCGTTCATATCTTCCCACATGCGAGCCTCGTTTGGCGATAACCATCCGCCGCGAATACCCTTATTATAAAAGTCCGCGCGATCGTTGGCCGTTGCTCTCAACAGCGAATTAAAATTAAACTTGAAATACATCGTAGGCTTATCCTGTTCCGTTAAAAGCTTGCGGCCCATTTCCTGCTCGATGTTAATCGCATAAGCTAACAGCGTGCGCGCATAGAAATCCTAGGCAATACAGTGCTGCGCGCCTGGCCGTTTATGACATCGTCCAAACTATTTTTTAACGCGCTGGCCTGTTCGGGTTTTATCATTGCGTCGCTAGTCAACAAAAATTTCAATATTCCGTTTTTGTAAACGCTAGCGCTCGAGCCAATAGCCGCTAAATCAATACCCAAACTCTCGGCATGCACTTGGATAGGATTTTTCCCCTTCAATGGGTTATCAGTACACAACCCTTTAAAGTGCAGCATATCCGTTGCCGGAATCATTCCAGGGAATCCTTTCGCGTTCACTTTATAAAACAGCTGCCCGTCTTCCATAATCGGCTCGACAAACTCGCTGCGTATTGGGTGCAATTCGATTGCGATAAATCTAGCGTCACGGTTTATAAACGCATAAGCGTTGCCCTTCAATACCAACTGCCCCACCATGTACTTAATAAAATCAAATTTGGTTTGGTAGCTGTTAGGATCATTCAATAAAGCCGCCGCATAATTATTTGTTATCTGTATTTTCTCGCCGTTGCTGTCGTTGTAGATTTTCAAGCTTAGCCCGGCTATCCCGTCCGATATAACACGTACGCAAGCGTGAACGCTGCTAATACTTAGCGCAGTTTGTTCGTTCACGGCCTGCCCTGATTTAGTTTGAATACCGAATATATTGCTTAGCGTCCTAAATTTTGGCCATAGCCTGAATTGCATAGTTACAAATTAAATTTAAATTATTTACTTATCGGTTAACAACGTTTGTTTATTTTCATCCACCGGCATAGCACCACCCTACAGGTGGCATAGTTCGCATATCGGTTGCGCCCAAACGTTTTCATATACTGCCGCTCGATTTCCTCAAACGCTTTCTCATAAGTCGGCCAATTTGGTAGCTCTGCATAGTAAGCTTTCACATATTCATCGATATATATCAATTCGGGCCTCACAGTTGAACAAACCAAAAATCCTGTTTCGATTCCGCAGCGCCTGCCATGTAACCGCCCAACGCCATAACCATACTAACCGCTCCGTCTACTTTGTCCCCCGATTTGGCCTTGTCAATTTTAACATTCCCTGCTGGATCCGTTTTCAAATATATGTTTCCCATCATCCACCTAGTCACAGGATTGCCGTCATGTGTTAACTCTTTATTTTTTACTTTCCGCTCCAACTCCTTAGTAGGCGCGCTCATGCTTACAAATCCTTGGCCAAATGGGTACATGCTTAGCCCGTCATTTGTTAACTGGATAACTAGCTGGCTGCTGTTGTAACGGTCGTAGCTTATATCCTGCACGTTATACCGTTCGCACAACTCGCCGATATGCTTTCGAATATAATCGTAATCGGTTACGTTCCCCGGTGTTTCTATTATCCAAAATCCATATCCTGCTCGCAGGCCATCCAATCCGAGTCACTTATCCAAGTCATTGCCGTATCGGTCCACACATTCAGCAGCTTGGTTTTAAACTCTACCTCTTTGTGAACGAACTCCCGCGCCTCGGTCAGCGCTTGGTGCAACTGCCTAGGGTAAACGCTTACGCCCCAATTAGGATTAGCCTTAATCCAATTGCGCTCGTCGCCCCAATCGTCGCCGTCGTCCAACGTGTAAATAATAGTGAACAACCCATCGTCTTTTAATTTTCCCTCCAACACATTTGCGCAATAGACGCGGTGGCGGTAGCATGGTGCTTCGCGGTTAAATCCTGCCGTTGTAATTGTAAACAATAGCGGCTGCTTCCTTGCGCCCATGCTATTAAATATTACGTTATACAATTCGTCCGTAGGGTGCGCGTGATATTCGTCTATGCAAGCAAAGTGCGTATTTAATCCGTCTTGCTTATTAGGATTCCATTCCAGCGGCTTGTATAAATTTTGCCCGTACAATATCCGCCTGTTGTTAACGCTATTGTTAACCGTTACCTCGCCTTTAAGCCAATCCGTATTTTGACAAACCCTTACAGATTCGCCGAATACCATCATGGCTTGATCTAACTTAGTAGCTGCACTATAAACCTGCGCGGCCGATTCGCCGTCGGCCAATAATCCGTACAACATCAGCGCGCTGCTAAATGTTGACTTCCCGTTTTTTCGCGGCACTTCAACGTAGGCCCGTGTAAATCTGCGCGTGCCGTCTGCGTTCACAAAGCCAAACAGATTGGCCACAATAAAATACTGCCACTCTTCGAGTATAAACTTCCGCCCAGCATATTCGCCCGTTGTATGCTCCAACTCCTGGATGAAATTCACCGCATGCTCAACCAGCTCGGCGTTATAATTCCAAGCGTCCAAGTCAGCGGCAAACCTGTGGCATGCGTTCACCACATGCTTGCAAGCCGTTATCTGTCCGCTAATTACTTTTTGCGCGTATGCTTGGGCTTTGTCCATTTAACCACTACGTCCGTGCTGTCGTGATCCGTGCTAACCGTTACCGTGATATTTTTCAAATACCGCTCAGCTAACTGCGCTAGGTATTTATTGCGGTACACGTGCGGCGTGTCGCTTGGCTTGCCCCACTTGTCAACGTCCGCGCCGTCGATGGTTATTACCCAACCGCCTGCCTGCGGTTTGATTTCAAATTGTTTCATGATATTTTTTTCTTTAAAATTTCTAACTTACTAGCCGGCTGCTGTTGCTGCGGAATCCTAGCGCGTGCGCTTGGCGTGATTCCAAACAGTTGGCCGATATGTGTCGCTTGCTTCAATGACCGTTCTGCGATATCATACCATGGGGAAATCTTTCCTTCCTCGGTTACCATCGACGTGGCACGCAATTGGGCATCGGCTTGGAAATATCGCTCCAGTGCTTTCGCGTAACCTTCAATTAAGCCCATGTCAACGTTTGCGACTATGCCAATATCGCGCAGCTGGTTAAACGTCAGGTCCTTGATGCTTTCCCAATCTAACGCTTACTTTCATTTCGTTTTCTAACACGCGCGATTTTTCAAGCGTTCCTTTTAATTCCTTTATTGCAGTCGGTATTGTTTTACGCCCTCTCATAAGGTTGTCCGTTCTTTTTAATTACAATCGTTGGGTCAAGTTTACGCATTCGGTCTATTATCACTTGGCAATATTTCGGGTCAAGTTCCATGCCATAGCATTTGCGTTTAAGTTGGTGTGATGCAACCATCGTT